CAGGCTTGATTGCTCATCGTCTCGCCCCTAATAAACTTATATTGGCATCTGACGCTCGCCACCAGCCAGTAGCAGAGCCACTTTCAGCGGAGACCTCTAACGTCAAGAAAAAGTAGCGCGTTCCCGTCCACCCGTTTATTGTTTTAGACAGGTTTAACGATGGCGGCCCACCTTTGCGAGCATTTAATTGAACGCCATCAACGCTTCCACTGCCGCTAATAGTAGTGCTGTTACTAGTGTTATATCGCAATCTCAATACCGCCGCCGCAAAATCGCTACCAAACCCTGATGATTGCAGGTCAGCTAACGCCAAACAAATAACTTTGTCAGGTGCGTTAGTGCCAAACCCTGCCGCCAACGCAGAGGTGCTAATTACCGTTTCCACGCCATTAGTCGTATATGCAGACATGGCCCCGTATTGAATGGTAAGCGGCACCGTCACCGCTTGATTGGCTATCTGCAGAGTATCAACAGATAAATCGCGGATATAAGTAGAAGCATAAGCGGGGTCAATAACAGGGGGGGCTTTAGAAACCCCAACTTGATGCCATGTTGTTGTACTTCCGCCGCTACTTGTGCCAAACCTTGCAAGAGCATACAAATATGGATTGCCAGAGTAAGAAGGGTAATCTACTTTTGCGACTCTAAATTGTTGACTATTTCCCGCAGAAGGCGACCAACCGGACGTTAGTACCGTACTAGAGGTAAACGAGCCATCTGCTTTAACAAAAAGAATTGTGCAATACGCATTAGCTCCATACACATCAGCGTAAACATAAAGCGGCTCATTAAGGCTTAGTGGTATTTTAATTTGGCTTTGAATATATTCATTTGAATCGGTATACGCTCGGCCTAACGTGGTGTTAAAGAAAACAGAACCGCCAGTAGACCAGCCATTTGCTCCTTCTACAAAACTTCCGTTGTATAGGCTGTTATTGCCCTCTGAAGATCGTAACCCGCCAGAGTCTAAAATAGTTGTATTGTCTGAGTCTTTAACCTCTAGCCCTGTAGTTGTTAGGTTAGTGCCATCCCACTTTAGGTTTTTGGTGGAGCTTCCAATATTAAACTTTGCAGTCCCACTGTCATTACCTAAGAAAAACCCTGATGTAGTGCTTGAAAAAGAAGTTTTAGCTTGCCTTACCGCCATGCCACTTTGATTAGCTAAATCTACTACGCCAGTTTTAATCAGCCCCCCGTCTATAGTTGTAACTAGACTAGATGCGGAATCTGCTAACTCTGTGTTTAGGTTCTTAAACGTGACCAAACCATCAAACACAGTGCTTTGAAAAGCCGAGCTAAACTGTACAGTTACAGTGCCGTTGTATTGGCTTTCCGTGACGTAAAACCTTGCTACCCAAAAGGGGTTTCCAGTGGTGGCGCTGTTAGTGCTTGGAGCAGGCGGGTTTATGCCCCAACCGCTCGTGAGTCCGGTAAACGGGTTAGCTCCCGCCGCCGCCTCATAATCATAGTCGCTCGCGCTAGGAGTGCTTGGCTGTGCTGTTTGGGCTGTTTGATAATAGACATACCCATGCACCGTTCGCGGCTGTAGGCTAGATGTACTAATTGGTGCCGCATTGGTTGCGGCTTGAACTACGTTGCTTAGTGAGCTTTGATTATTAGACCAATCATAAGCGTATGCGCGATATTGGTAAGTGACATTGTCTGCAAGACCTGCATCTGCAAACAAAGACGTTGCGCTAGGCTTGCCAAATACGTCTTTTATGCTGACATAGTTGCCCGTGTTTAAGACCCTGCGCTGTATTCGTGCATAAGCAAAATCCGTTGCTGATGGATTAGTCCACGACAAACCTATGCTTTTTACTCCGCCTACTGGTGTATTTAGCGTAATAGCAGACGGGGCTGTTGTGTCTCCGGTTATAGCGACGGTGCCTGATATGCTCGCTGACCTAACGCCAGCGTCATTCACTGCGCTAACCAACACTGTATAAGTAGTCACTAATGCAGGGCTAACTAGATACGCTACTGGAGAGGAACCTGCTAATTGCGCGGCTGTCATTTGCGCCGTGCTTAGTCGCACCTCAAAAGGATCAAATCCTTGGGGCGTAATATTAATGATGTATTCAACAACAAAAACGTCTCGTGACGTAGTAAAGGCTATATCTAAGTATGGAATAGCAGAGCCGTCTGCCGCTACATTAACGCCTTGCGTCAAACTCAAGCCAGTGGGCGCTCTAACGTCAAACGGGTTTGGTATTGTAGAGGCGGGAGAATCGCTTTCTTCTGGCCCCGCCGCATAGGTATATATGTTTGTATATTCTTGTAGCGTTAGCTTAACCTCGCCATCTTCTTGCAACTGCATATTTAAAACACGACAGTCTTTTATTGAGCCGCCTGTCCACCCCAACGAGTCATGCTCTAGCTCCACAACATCACCTACAGCAAGCTCTAGCGCCTCTGAGGTTGCCGTAACCTGTATGGTTAATTGATGCTCTCTTGATGCCCTGCAAATAATTCGCGCTAAGTCTCTCGCAGAATAATAGCTGGTGATGGTGTTTAGAGTTACGTTTCTAAGTAGCTCTTCGCCGTTGTCCTCTGCTTTAAATGTCGCGTAAGTGCTGTCGTTTGGGGGCCAATCTACGCTGTCTTCTTGCCAATTAGCCTCTGGATTAACAAACTTAGCTCGAACTCTGTTGTATTTTTTATTTTTGCCGCTAGCGGTAACAGTAATCGCCGATGTTATATTGGAACCATCAAGCCTAAACGGAGTACCTGCGGGAGCCGCCGCGTCAATTAAAAGCGAGTATGTGCCATCTTGAAACGGCATAAGGCCGCGCATACCCTGCAAAAGTATTTTTACGTTATCAAAAAGCTGTTTTTTTGTATCAATAACTGCATTGCATTCCAGCAACTTTACCGTGCCGCTTGCACCGTCATATTCTGTAACCGTGCTATCGCAGACGTTTGCCGCCGCAGAAATAGCAGTGTCGTTTATTTGGCTGGATGCCAGCCCTTTTCCATATCTAGAGTTAGTTAAATAGTCGCGCAAGCATAACGCTGGATTTGTAGAAAAAGCGTCTGCGGCACTAGAGTTTCTAGGGTCATGAACTTTTCTGCCATTAACTATGGCCTGTATGTCAGGGATGCTACCAAACGCGTCTTGGTCGTACTTTAATTTTATAGCTAAATACGCGACCCCACTAAGTTTATGATTAGACCCCCAAGTATCAGTAGACCCTGCAAGCAGGGTGCTGTAAGTCTGGGTGTCCGTCCCTACATATTTAGCAATAGTAACTAAGCCGCTGTATTTAGAGTCTGTAGAAAGCACATCATTAATATAGACGTCGCCAATAGATGACACCTCGCCTTCGCAAAGAACAAGCGCCATATATAAAAATTCGTTGTCATTGCCGCCAGTAGACAAAAATACTCTTGTGCCGCCTACTTTTCTCGTTCCATAAATAACGGGTATGTTTGCTATGTTGCTACTCTTGTTGAGTAACACTCCTTGCGCTTGGCTTTGATCGTCAAAGTCAGCACCAACCAAAAACCCAATAACATCACCAATTAGGTTAGTAATGCCTTTAAATATTTTAGAGAAAAAGCCCATTACTTACGGCCCCATTTAATATCTCGGACAGTATGCGCGGCGTATTGAAAGCCTACGTCAGTAGAAAAATAAAACTGCTGAGAGCTGTTATTAGTCAAACGCCCTTGCTTTTTTTCAAAGTCTGCCCAATGGGATGAAAGTGAAACTTGAACCTTAGAGTTGCCCGCACTTTCTTGGAATTGCCAATTAGTAATTTGACCATCAAAAACCAAAAGTGGAGCGCCTACTATGGCCCCGCTGTCATTCATTACCAATTTAAACACCTTGCCCTGCTTGTTCATCCAGTTATTAGATTGAAATATGCTTTGGTATGCTTGTCCAACGCCAGAGAATTGAACGCCTAATTGATTAACGCGCAAATCTCTAGATTCAGATGGTGAGCCTACTTCTACTAAATATGCAGTTGCCTGCCAAGTTTGACTGTCATACGAAATGTCTGACGCATAGTCTGTCAAATACAAACCAGAGGCTATGTCTAAAAAAATTAGGTGCGCCATGCGAAAGCCGTCTGTGGCTAACGCGGCTTTCATCGTTGCGTTGACATTTCTTGGCATTAAATGGCCTCTACCAAATCAATTTCTAATTGGTATTGCTCAAATCCAGACAGCTTAAACTGCTGTGCGTCATTTGTAACTCGCATGGTGAACGCTACGCTGTTAAATGTAACGACTTCATTATCTGCTACGGCCTCATGCAATGCAGGCTCTATTGTCATTGTCCCTGATGAAAAATCAGACACAACCATATAAACCTTAGTGTGACTCGCAAACTTAATGAAATCACCAGCTTTGACTGTGCCGCTGATGCCGTCCATCGTGATGGTGTTGTCGCCAGCGGTATGCGCTCCATTGGCTCTCAGCGTCCCTGTAGCGTTTCCTGTGGATAAGCTAATCACTGGCGGGGTGATGCTAAAAGAGCTTGTGCCGCCCTGCTTGCCTGCTAGGAACGCATAAATTGGAGCCATTTGCGCTCTTGTCAGGTTGTTGTATTTAGCAGTAAATGACCATAACGCCGCGCCGATATTACGAACTTGCGATCTTCCGCTACGGGTTTGCGACCTAACATTGTTGTAATTTAGGCGCACATCAATAGCTTCAAACTCTGGGTCTGTTGGGTAGCTCATATGATTGCCGCCCTCCCTTGGTCTTCTATGGCGTCATTTATAATGTTAATAATAAGGCCGCGCCGATTAACCAATAGCTCATCAAACCCTTGCGAGTCATTGGCTGTAATGTTGAAGTTGACGTTAGCAGTTTTGTTGACCACGCCACTAGATCCCTGCCCTAGAGCGGAGTTAGGCGTAATGTTGCCCATGCCGCCCATTGTTAAGACCTCTGGCCCTCGCTCTCCTACTACATAGGACTCTCCAGCGCGTACTTGACCGCCTAATGCCCTGCCTGACAAAGATTGTGCCGCAAACGACACGCCAGCCGCCAATATGGTTGCCGCCGCCGCCGCGCCTAATGCAGGGCCAATGAGTGGAATGCCTGCTAACGATTTATACGCTTTCATTGCCGCGTCATACGAGTTGCTAATGATGCTTTTTGCATTTTCACGCTTTTCTGCATTAGCTAGATTAACCGCTGTACGGAAAGCCATTTTTTCCTTTTCTGATTTGCCTTTCATGAGTATGTCTTCAAACGCCAAAAGAGTTTGCGTTGTTTGGTCAGCCTGCTCTTTGCGCTTTTCGTCTTGCTCAATAATGCCTTCCATTAACGCATCGTTTTCTGCGTGTAAATCTTCTAAGTCTTGCAGGCGTATATCTTTGCGCTCTGCGTGACCATTACGCATAATCTCTGTCAAAGCATCTTGATATTCTTGCTCTGTAATAAGACCTTGGGTGCGGAAGTCTTGGAGCATTGTTATCTGCTCTGCTTCTGATCGCTCTAAAGCCTCTAGCTTTGTGTCGTTCATAGCCATTATTTCAGCCATGTACTCTTGAGCGTCAACTAAGTCTTCTGCGCGAGCCTCTTCTTTTTTTCTATTTTCTTCTGCCAAGGCCGCGTCTTGTCGCTCTTGAAGCGCGTCTGCCTCATCTTTTGCGGCCTCACCTGCCGCAATTCCTATAGACGTTAATAGCTCCGCTCTGCGTACCAATAAGTTATTGATTTCATTCTGGTTAAATTTGTATCTTTTATCTTCTTCTGTAATTGTTTTTTGGGCGGCAATTCGCACATCTAATTCTTCGTTGATTCGTTCTAGCTGTGCCGCTTCTGACGCCGTGCCGTTTGCCAAGGCAATAGCTCCGGTAATTCCCTCTACGGCAGAAGTAGTCATGCGAACAAAGTCATTCATGATGCCCTTGTCGCCTTTGGCAATAGTTAAGAAAAGTTGGTCTATAGAATCGCCAAGGTTAGATATAGCACCATCTAAGGTGTTTGCCCGCTCTGCCATAGCACCCGCAAACTCTACACGGCCTATGTCTAGCAAAAACTTTTGTATCTCGGCAGATGATTTGCCTATAGTTTTCGTTGTGCCTCTAAAAGTAAAGCTGACAGAATCCGTTTCTTGCCGCGCCTTAATACCAAACTCTTTAAGCCTTTCGAACTCAAATGTTGTCGCATCTGCAACGGCCTCTATCATTTGATTAAGGTCTTTGCCCATCGCGGACGCAGTGTTGCCGTAACTTAAAAGAGCCTCGCTAGACGGGTCTAAACCAAACGCTTTGAGCTTTACAAACGCATTGCCTACCTGTTGAAGATCAAACGGGGTCGTAGCGGCGAACTCTTGAATTGCGGCAAACGCCCTAGACGCGCCTTCTGCAGAGCCAGTAACGGTAACTAGCGAGGCGTTAATAACATCAAACTCTCTAGCCACAGAAACAACTTTGGCGACCGCCCCTAAACTAGCGAGAGCGGCAACTAATGGCCCTATAAACCTAACGGCACTTTTTGCCCCTGCGCTAGTGGCTTTCATTTCTTTGCCAACACCGTCAAGGTTATGCTCGGCAGAATTAGCGGCTTTGGATAGGCGTTTGAGGCGAGCCTCTGCTTTAGAGAGGTCTGTAGTGTCTGCCTTGAACTGGAGAGTAGCTACTTCAACGGCCATGTCGGTTGCACCTCGCGATATTTAGCTAATTTTACAATAGCTTTGACTTCCCAAGGGTCTAAATCGCGGCTTGTCAGTGCTATGAAGTTGTTTATTTCTGTATAGCTAAACTCTGATAATGAATTAAATGCGTCCCATGTAGGCTCTAGCTCTAGGCTTAACTCTGGAGCCTCTAGTAGCTCTTGAGGCATTTTGCCTGTTGTGTTTCTTACCTGCTGTAACGAATCAAAGCGGCTGACCGTGGAGCCTTCTGGCTTTGCGTGGATATACATCATCCACCTGCCAAACGTCACAAACTCATCAATCAGCCTTTCATAAAATTTACCCGTTCACCGCAAAAGTCCAAGACTCTGTCAACATTAACGGGAGATTTTGCAAAAAACTTTTTACAAGAGCTTTTAGAAAACTTAATAGGGCTACCATCTTTAGTTATCTCACCCCAGCCTGTAACGATGTCTGATGCAAATTCTGCGTCTAAAGGGAAAAAGTCATAGCTATCAAACTTAGTCCCTTTTTCTCTGAGCTTTATAATTGAGTTTCTTTGCTTCCGCTTTGCCAGCCTGTACGCTGGCGAATCTGGCCCTTGCACCACTACAAACGCATCTGACACAGAGCCATCAGCCTGTATCAAATGGCATTTGCTTCCTGCGGTGTGGGCCTCGCTTGTTTCAAGGAGACCTATTTCCATAGTTTTATGCCGTGCTTCTCGTAATTACAATATTGCTGGCATCAGAAACGTCGTACAAACCCACAAAGTCCATTGCTATTGTTATTGGCCCTTCGCCAGCAACATCAGGCTGACCAGAGTTGTACTTCACATTGCCAATTTCAATAATGTAATCATTTCCGTCTAGATCAGTCAAGGTTAAACGGATACTAGAACTAGTTTCGTTTACAAACTTCTCATATAGGGTTTTGCTATTAAAGTACGTTGTGAGGGTTCCAGTAACTCGCGACTTGCCAATAGCAGGCTGGGTCGTAGTTTGGCTACCCACAGAAAACAATGGCTCCAGACCGTTCTCTAAGGTTAGGTCTAAGGCTGTAACTACTGCGATTGTAGCCCCGCCTTCTTGTATAGAGCCTGTGAATGAATCAAAAGGCGTTTCTACGGCGGCGGCAGAATAAGTGCTGTTAGCCACTGAAGCTGTAGCAAGCGCCAAGTCTTTGCCCACAACCCCAAAGGTTAAGCCGATAAGCTGGTTAGGGGCTACGGACAGCGCGAAAGAGTTTATTTCACAACCGGAATAGCGGTGAAACTCTGCCGTTGCAAGATCTGCAAACTTTCTTTCAAAGGTAAAAGAACGGCGAGTAGTGCCAGCCTTTAAAACGTCAGATGACCAAGCGCCACCGAGCGCGGCCTCTAATAGCCCGTCAAACGCGGCATACTCTAACTCGCATGATATATCGCCGCCAATGGACTTATTGCCGTGGCGAAAGTCTTCTACTTGTCTGTCACCGCGCAGTTTTTCGCTTTCAATGGCGTCTTTTGTCAAGGCCAAGGTGGTTCCAGTGTGAGGGCATGGAGTCCATGTAGGACTAGATGGCGTAGTGCCATACGTTGATTCTGCTACAAAGTGCAGACTGTGTTGTGCGCCGTTCGCAATAGTCATGATCTAGCCTCTGTAAATGTTTGAAAATTGACGGAAACAGGAACGGAATACCATGCCGTGTCAGTCACTAGAGCTATGCCAATACTCACAGACCTAACCCTTACTTTGACTCCATTATACGTCAAAACCGTTCCGCGTTTGAAAGCGTCAGCTATAGAATCTATGGTTTGTGGCCTGCCAGAGCCTCGCGGCACGACAACCTCTATTTGATACACGCCGTTTGTTTCATCTTTACCCGTAGCGCCTAATGAAGCCTGCGTAGTTTCAGCAGGCAAAAAAGTAGGCCGAACGTATACCGTACCAGCAGATGGCTCATACGGGACATTAGGGAAGGCTATGGGGTCGCTGACGCTTTGCCCCATTTTTGCATCAAATGCCGCTTGTATGTCATTAAAAAAAGTGCTCATTACGCCCCCAGCTTAGACGTTAGCCGCGACATCTCTCGCCGCACCATACCTGCTTTCATTTCCTGTATCGCCGCATAAGCTAAATTGTTAGTTAAATAAAAAACACTTCCGAGCTTTATAGAAAGGGCGCGGCTTGCGGCTTCAGATTGCGCTGTAGCCTCCCCCCTGTTCGCCACTGACCCTTGAGCGCCTGTGTCTACAGTGGCCTGCCAATTAGAGCGCAAAAGGCCCGTGTCAACGGGCGTGTCTTGTATTATGCGGCTAGCAGAACCTAGCAATGTGCCGCGTATTAGCTTTTCTGTTCTGGCTAATATTTTCTTCGCGGCTTGTTCTACAGATTGGCTCATTTGCGTATCTGCAAATTAACTGCGAGCGTTGTAGCCGCTGGCCTATTAGGGCTTACTGCAATAACGCGGAAAGTCTCGCTGTCTATAGAAACGGTGTCGCCTACTGCATAAACGTGACCTTCTGCCAGCATACGTCGATCACCTGCAACAACTGAAAACCCGCCAGAGTCTTGGTCAGACAGGTCAAAAACGCAAGCGTATTTAGCGAATGTGGTTGTGGTGTCTGTTGTTGTGCCTGTTGCCGCGCTATACGCCCCCTTTGTTGTGCGGGTAAACGTATATTGCCTACCAAACTTCTTTATCATTTGGCTTGCAGACGCCTGCAAAGGCGCATAGTTGTAGCTCATGCTCGGCTCACTGACCCACTGCTATGCGTAATTTTTCGCAATGCCTTGGTTAAAGCGGGAGTTTCGCGCTTCATGCCTGAGCTATTTGCGTATGTGACTGATATATCCCCAATGGTTTCGCTAACAGTCTCTCGCTCTGAAGGGGTCATTTTGCTGTCATTCTCTATTTCTAACTTAACGGACTCATAGACAGCTACCTTTACCTCTTTAGGTATTTCGTTAGATTCTACAGAGTAACCATCAATTAGAACGTAATCTCTAGGCCATTGAAGTGATTGCGTTTCTTCGTGTTTTTGGCCTACAAAGTGTAGCGACTCTATAAAATCCATAGACCGCAAGATTTTTTGTTCTAGCTCTGGAATTGCTGGATAAACAATTCCTCTTCCATCTGCCCATGACACAAAATCTGCAACGCTGACATAGCTGTTTGCGTTAGCTACACCCGTTCCATTTTCTACGATAAGAGTCATGCTTAACCTCGACAGACTGCGATGCGGTAAAAAGGGGGCTTGCGCCCCCTGTTTGCTTTAGCCCATAAGGGTAGCGATGAAGTCAGACTTCCATGCCTTAACGCCCCAAGCAGAGGCAACTTCAATCATGGTCTTGCGGTAGCCTTTGTAAACTCGCACCTCAAAAACCAACCCGCTTACGGGATCTTGCACGGTGATTGCATCATCAGCCGAATCGCCGCCTGCTGGAACAGCGGGAGCGCGAACAGCAAGCTCTATAGCTCGACGGTGGAACGCTACGTTAGGCGTATAGCTGTTGCCTACAGTAATCGCGTCGTTGTCACTTTCTGCTGATCGCAAGCCAGTGCCGCCAATAACAAAGTTACCGCCAGAAAGCGCGGTATTCACTGCATAAGCGTCTGAAGTGCCAGCGAAGGTAACAATGTCACCCGCAAGAATCGTGCCAGAGCCGCCATCTACGGCGATAGTAGTGTCGCCAACAGCAGATGAAGCATCGTTTAACAGATAAGAAGCGCCCGTGCCTTTGGTGTGCAAGCCAACTTGAGATGACTCGCGAACAGCCATGCCCATAAGGTCAAGCAATACGCCTTGGCGCAGAAGGTCTGAGCCTCCAGATGTGTTGACCTGCTGGAGAGTGGACTGCTTACGCAAATTTGCACCTGCCGCAGTGTTCATTACAAGCGACACTTGCCCGTCATTCATGGGCATTCCGTTGTCAGCTAGGATTTGACGCAAATCAGCGAGAGCATCAAAGTTAGAGCCAAACGGAGTTGTGCCAGCCGTTCCGGTAGCGCGAGAAGAGTTTTTGTAGGCTTCTTCCCACAAATCTACTTCAATCTCATTACACAAAGTACGCATAGCTTGTGCAATTTGATCGCCGTATACAGTCTCGTAACCGATACCGTTGTTGAGGTGCCGAATGTCCTCACCAGTGTAAGGAATTTGTACGGCGCGGCTGTTGCTGATTGTCAAAGTCTTATTGTCTACCGTCTGGTCAGTGCCTTCTGGGACAGTCATAGACTCGCTGACATTTACAGCAGTCGCGGCTCTAGTGAATGAAGCTCTTACAGTGTCGCCTTTTGCAACACGCTCAGAACCGTTAGCGTTAATGGTAGACGCAGGGATAAAGCCTACAAGCTCGCGCCCTACTACGTCAGCCGCCTTATAAATATCTGCGGCGAGATCAGTTAATACGTTAGCCATTAGTGGCCTCCTTACTCGTCATATATCTTGCCGCCTGATTTAACGAACTCAGCCCTGTTACGGTGATCCATTGCATCAAAGTCAGCCCTAGTTACCTCAAGTTTTGCTTGGGCTTTACCCTCACTTCTAACAGCCCCGCCGCCTTGCGCTTGGCTACCATCTATGAGGAAAGGAAATGCCGACCTAATCGACCCTTCCAACTCCTCCATGCTACTTACGGTCAGTTGCCCATTGTCATCCGTCACTCTAATTTGATCTTCAACCAGCGTCAGCCTTGCTGATATTTGCGATTGAAGTAAATTAGCTTTTTGAATATCTTTGGTCAGCTTTGCCGCCATTCTACCAGCTTCAGCGTCTATCTGTTGTTTTTGGGCATTGGTGTTCATTTCCTCAATGGTTCCCGTCAAACTAGACACTTTTTCTTCTAGTGCTTTATTGAGTTGTTGTAACTCTGTTTGATCTCCCTTGCCGTCTGCCATTTTTGCGACCTTGTTTTGCATATCGTCAAAGTCTGCTTCTTTAGTTTTCAGCTTACCTAATAGCTCACTGTTTTTAGCCTTTAAGCCTTTAACGGTTTCTTCTACTAGGGGGTCAGCAATTTCTCTAGCCTTTTGTTGAATAATGCTATCTAAATTAGCTTTAACTTCTTCTGGTAATTCTAGTGAATCTAAGTCCATATCTTGCTCCTTGAGCTTGCCTTTAGCAGTTAGATAAAGTTGTCGTCATCGTCGCGTAATTCTTTTAGCGTTAAAACATTAC